TTCCTCATTTTTTCTTTTTATCTCTTAAAGTGCTTGGACAAATATTATAATATGAACAATATGAACAATGCCAATTGTCAAATGGAACGCCTGGATAAACACCTGGAATTAAGTCTTTTTCAAACATTTTTCCATTTTCTTCCAGTATTTCATTCATTTCTGTCCAATATTCTAAAGCTTTATCTATCCATTTATTGTTAACTATTGTTTCTCTTATAAAACTATCATTTTTTCTATACCAAACAAGGTACATATTTATTTTATCTAAGTCATGTTTTTCGTTCATTGCTAAAGCATATGTTCCTAGTTGTAATTTATAATTTATATCAACTTTAGGGTCTCTGTTTTTTATTTCTCTTGCAAATTTTTTAGACCATGTATATAAAGCTGCAGTTTTCATGTCATAAAGATTAAATGTTACATTATTTCCATCTTTAATTATTTCACCAACATCAAATGTACCAACCAGATTTAAAGGTTCTATTTCTACTTCATGCTCTATATATATTCTACCATCATGAGTCTGTTGCCCATAATGGATAAGAGCATTTTCTATATCTTCATGTACAATAGTTCCTAACCTTAGTACTCTATAAGATTTATCATCTTTGGTGTCTTGTGGAAAATCATAATAACTGTACATTTGTTTTCTGAAACAGCTACCCGCTGAAGATGCGTGAAATTTGTTTTTAGTTCGTTCTCGTTTACTTTCTAAATGAACAAGATAACTATGGTATACTGATTTAATATCCATTTTTTTACTCCCTAATCTCCCCTAAATTTAATAATACTTGGACTTATATCCTAATGCTATTACAATTCTTCTTGTAAATATCCAGCTAATTCCATCATTGGTTCATGATAATACCATGATATTTGAAGATTTGGAAATTTAGATTTTATATGTTTAAACACTGCAACTGGCGGCCCCCAAGCTGTATCAAATTCTATTTCTATAGATTTATTATTTTCATAATCAGCCATTGCTTCAACATCCCACTTCGTTCCCCAATTCTCACGATTCCAGTTATACCAATTTTCTTCTTCTTTTTTTGGTCTTGGAAGTAAGTTATTAAACTTAAACATTTTACATCCATTTTCATCAGTTTTAAATGCTTTCTTTTTAAATTTCTTTATGTCTAGAGATTCTCCCCATATGTTTATTTGATTATAGCACCAATTCGGCATTTTGCTCCTCCTTTTTATTAAGTTTTATTATCATATTCTATATTTTTTCTTTGGGTTTAGGAAATTTATTTTCCTGTGTATCTATAAATATTAATACATCAATTATTCTAGGTAAGTCTTTTAATGAAAACTCTAGATGTTCACTTGAGTCAAAATATTCCATAGTTACTATTTCTTCATCTGTACAAACAACTACTAAGTCATTTTCTCCATATTTTGTTAAATGATTATTTCTATTCCTTGCTTTTTTATTCTCTATACTTAATAGAGGTATTCTTGCTTTTGTACTTATTTTATTCACTTTTTCCTCATTATTATTTTACAAGTATCAAGGACAATTACCACATCTTTTTTTCTATTTATTACATCCATTACTTTATCTGGGTATTTATCCATGATTTCTTTTACTGTTATTTGCGTTAAATTATAGTCCCCATCAGGAATATCTATCGTTTCAATCATTACAACTCTAAATCTTTGATTGTATTTAATTTCAACCTTTTCATTGCTTTATAATTGTATACATATTCAAGCTGTTCTAAATGAGACTTAACATCTGGTCTTCTTTTCAGTTTATTAGAAAGATATTCAATCTTAGTCATCATTCTTTCATGGTCATACTTTGGATGTTCAAAACACATATGCAATGCTTCAATGAATCTTGCGTGTTTATTAAAATTGATAAAGCTACCAAAGTCTTCTACGGCTTCAGCAAATTTATTTGCAAATTCCCATGATGTAGTTACTTCCATTTTTCCACTTTTAAACATATTGGTTATATGACTGCCTCTGTCTCCACACAATACAACTAATGTAGTAGATGGCGGAAACTCATTTGATGTCATATAGTTATTGAATTTAACATATTCATCAACATTTTTAGCACAGAAGTGATGTAAATAGTCTGTTAATTTCCAAGAGTTCTGCATACTCGCAGCTTCTGGAATATCTTCAAGAGTAACTTCATCATTAATTTGATAGTAAACTGTTTTATTTTCAAGTTTACACGATATGAACCTATGCTGTCCATCAACAATTGGAAGCTTAGTACCATCTGTTTTATATCTTTTTCTTCCAGCTTCTTTACTATTTACAATAATTGTATATGCACTAGTAAGGTTCTTTTCTCTAACTTTTATTCTCATTCTTTCAATTTTAGCCCAATCAACTGGTCTATTTTCTTTTATTAGTTCAAACATTTTATAGTTATTTGTATGTAGTATTCTCATGATTATCTTATCTCCTGTTTAGTTTAAAAATCTGTTTTTACAGTTATCTCGAAATTTTAAGGCTGCTATAATATAATCAATCGAATGACATTCTCTATAAAACAGCAGCCTTTTGTAGGGCTTAAAATACTGAGGTCGAAAGGAAAGGGGGAAACCAAAAACAAACCCCTAAAAACCTCATATTATATATGCCCTGATTATCTTCTAAGTCCAAAAAATCTTAATATTCTAAATGTTCTTGATGTCATACAATAGTTATGCCAAGCATTTAGTACTAATTCAGCTCTTATTCCAGCTTCTCCGTATTTTTTAGTTATCATTTTATCACCTTGTCCTTTTTAGTTACATAAGCTTCTTTTACATATTCTAATAAAGACTCATCAGCTGATTTATCCCATATTTCATTTATTACTCTGAATATATTCTTATTTGTTGATAAATCAAAAAGATAACTAGATAACCAACTGTTTGTACCATCATTCCAATGAGCTACGATTGACCATTCAGTTATTTTATTATCATTCATCCCCTTCTCCTTTATTAATTGCTATTATATGATTTAAAGTTTTAATAAATGTTTTAGGGTTATAACGATGTACTATACTTTGATATTCTCCATCTATACCAGTTCTTTTACATATACTTACACTATCTTCAGAATGAAAATAATCATCTCCATTATATAAATAGTAATCAGCTTTAGCATCAGACCCTAAATACATATTATGTTCACATTGGTTTTCAAATAGTCTCTTCATTGGGCTCTCCAGATTTTAAATATTCCTTATACACTTTAAATGTTTCATTAATTACTTCCTTAGTATATCCTCGTTTTTCAAACGCTTTTTTTCTTGGCATATACGTTAATGGTACATCAGCTAAAGATGGTGGCCTTCCCCACTCATCACACATTATAGTTTGATTTAACCATTGTTTTTTAGTCATTATTTATCCTTATGTTTGCGTATTATAGAAATAATAGGACTTAATCCTGATTTCAATGCTTTAAATTTAGCATCTTTTAATGTTGAAGCTTCGACAACGAGATGTTCTCCACCAACATATTTAACAATATATTCATACATTGTTATTGGTTTACTACTATCATACATCAAAAGACCATTTTGTGATTGAACTTTATAATATATTTTAGTCATTATTTATCTTCATGTTTCATTTCTAAATACTCATCATATGCTTGCATTATACCTTCTTCGTCTTCCATTCCCATTATTTCTATCCTTTTTGCAATAACAATCGTATCATTGCATATGTCACAACATCTACCAGCATTGATAGGTTCAGCGTTATGTCCTTCTGTCCAGTATACTATGTTGGTATTCTTAGTTATCTGCTCATCTATCTTTTCTTTGCAAATAGAACAGTTAAGAGTTACCTTTTTCATTGGGTTATCTTTACTACACTTCATTTGATGCCTCCTCATTTTCATCTATATCATCAATCATAGCAATTAAGTATTGACGAGTGTATTTTAATTCTTGGTTATGCTCCATCATGTTTTTTAATGCTTCATGCGGTTTTGAGCCACGACCAATCATATATATGAATAATTCTAAGTCTGTTATAGCTATTGTTTCATAATTTTTTCCATTCATCCCATTCTTCCTTTAATTCATTCATTTCTTTCATTAAATTTTTATCACTACAATACTCTACTCTGTCAGTTTCAGTATTATATATTTCAAAATAATTAAATTCACCATATCTGAACCACATATTGTATTGTAATTCACCCCTATCCCATGTAATACAAAAGAAATATTCCTCTCTAACAATTTCAATAAGATTATCCCATAAGGATAGATTCCATCCATTTTTGTGAAATGTTCCTTTTTTTTGATATGCATATACCATTATACTCTCCTTTATCTATGCTAGTGGTTTTAATCCTCGATTATAATTTTTAAAAGTACTTACCAATGCTTCACTTATTAATTTATATTCTTCTTTTGTAACTTTTCGCTCTCGAATAATTTCAAAGTTACAAAC